CTTCGGCTTTAATATCTGCTTCTTTCTTTTGTCTTGCTTCATATTCTTTAAATTCAGCAGCGTTCATTTCACGCTCAATTTCTTCATTTGTTTCAAGATTAATAATTTTGATAATTGGTTTGCTCATTATTTAACTCCATATAATTCATAATTTCCAGAGGTAAAATTACCGCTAGATGTTGTTAATTGAATTGATGTGATTGCTGTTGTTGATAAATAAATGCCAGTCAAAAACTGATTTCTTTGGTTTGTTGGAGTAGTTGAATTGTTTGTTGATGCAAAATTTTCTATTAACTTATTATATGAAGATGAAGCATAATTAACAATTTTTGTGTCGGAAACGCCTTGAGCGGTTGTGTCGTCTGTGGCTGGAATTAAAGAAAATACAGTTGTTGATCCAATTGATGTTGTAGTTAGTGTAGCACCATAATAATTTGAACCAGTGTCAGAATTAAACTGTAAATAACATTGAGCACCATCTGTCGCCGGCTTAAAATTATAAATTCGCAAAATCAAATCTTTATATGAACCACTAATTGATGTTAAAGAAATTGACGCTCCAGATAAAGTTCCTGAAGTTAATAAAGTCATACCACCACTAGAAGCAGTTGCCCACTCAGGAGCAGTTGCGCCAGAATTCATTGTAAATACTTGACCAGCAGTTCCTTTGGCAATACGAGCCTTAGTTGTTGCTGCTGTGTAATAATCAAGATCGCCAGCAGTAGTTCCGGGATTTAATGCCTTAACTGATGTATCAACAGATGATCCAAGTGTGCGAATAGCACTTGCGCCATCCTTGACGAGCGCGGTGTCGTCTGGTGTTGTCCAGCCATAGTTAGTAGTGGTTGCCATATTGTCCTATTCTTAGGATACGATTGTAGCGTATTCCCATGTTAAAGTATTGCTTAAAGTGTTCCAAGCCTCACCAATTGGAACAGTATTCCATCGCATAGCGACTTGACTGAACGCAACTGGTGAAAGATTAATTGTCAGAAATAATTCATTAAACCGAGTGCTCCAACGCCAGCCTTCAACATAACCTTCGAATTCCCCGTCTGAAATCTGGGTAGGTAGGTTTTGTATGTTTAATGGCTGACCAATAAAAACACCTAATAAAGCATCTCGATCTGAGTTATCAATTTCAGGGTTGGTTATTGGAAAAGTAATGCTTTGGAATACTGGTTGCGGGAAGGCTCTTTGAGCAATATACCGATCCGCCACAGCTTGAGCATCCACAGCTGAATGAAGCACTGATTGAATGCTTTCTGATTTATAACCATAAGTCGCAATTGAGCTTGCGCTAGTAGCTGTCTTTTGAGATCCAAAGTTATTGCCATAATTGATATAAATATCGTTTCGAATATCGCCTGATCGAGTGATTGTTGATAATCCTGAACCTAAAGCATGATTGGCATCAAGATCAACATAACCATTGGTTAATAGATAATTCTGTCTATGGTCAGCATCGGCGTAACCGATATTGCCTGCATTGTCCTCATACAAATATCCAAAGGCTGAATTGGCTATAAGTCCAGCAATGTTGTAAATGGTATCTGGTGATGATGCTCGGTTTTCCATTGTGTAAAGTCCAGGCGTATCAATTTCGCCAAGTCCAAGATTCAACGCAGTAGCCCATGTTTCAGTTGCAGAATATGTTGCCCAAGTTGAAGCTGCTGGAACATCATTCCAAGTTCCAAGCAATACGCTAGATAGCAAAGTATAAATCTGATTGCCATCCTCATCTTGAGAGATTGTGCCATTGTAAATTTCTTTCGCTAATTTGACCAAAGAACCCATTGCAAGAATTGTGTAATTAACTACCTTTGATACGCCACCAAATGCACCAACCTCAATAGTCAAATCCGTTATATCTCCACCAAAAAGATCAACATAAGTTCCTGAACTGTTTTTGACTTGTAAAGAAAAACTGTCATTAATTGCAAAAGGCAAAGTTTGACCAGATAAAGCAACCAAAGTTACTTGCATATAAGATGGGGATGGCTGAGTATAAATGTCAGTCCGACCAGCCTGATGCGTAATATCGCTTATTGCAATGTTTGTGTAATTAGTCCCTGCGACAGTAAGTTTCCATTCGGGCGACCAAGCAGTCATTAATTACCTCGAACGCTTGTGCCACTCAATGATGGAACGGATCTGGCTGCGCTTTCATTAATAACTTTGGCAACGGCTCTAGCTGCACTCTCACTATCTAAAGCATTAACTGTTATGTTATTAACTGTTGGATTTCCTGCACCATAAGTGAAGTTAGATCCGCTGCTAGATTTTGGAACTGCCAATTTACTTGCTGATGGCGCAATGTTTGCAATTGATCCGATATTCACGCCCGGGATTACATTTACGACTTTAATCAATTCATTAGTTAATGATATGACCAAGCCAATTGCTTCTCTAAGAAATGTGATAAATCCTGAAACAATTCCTGCAACCACCGCAATTGCTCGTCCAAAACTTTCAGCACCTCTTTGAGTTTCTTTCAATCCAGCACTAAGTCCTTGATCACCAGTTAATCCTGCAATAAATGCGTTTAGTGTTGGGATACCAGTATCGTTTAAGAATGTAATGAACTTTTCAACCTGTGGTAATAAAGCAACGCCTAAACTTTCCTTAGCCTCATCAAATCCAACTTTTAAGCGATCAATCTTGCCTTGAAAAGTTTCAGCGTTTGCAGCTGCTGCGCCACCATAAAGATCAGATAATCTTTGTTGAACTTCGGTGAAGGACATTGTTTTAAGTTCAGCAGCTGATAAACCAAGTCCAAGTCTGCCTAAAGCTGTGGTATTTCCATCTTGGGCTCGACCCAAAGCATTGGCAACTGTTTCTAATTCAATTCCCTTACCCTTAGAAATATCTAAAGCAAGGCTCAATAATCTTTGCGCTTCGCCAGTATCTTTTGTGCTGACTGCAAGTCTTTGCAAGGCTGGACGAAGGCTGTCATCAGCCACGCCTGTCGCTAAAGATGTCTGAAGAATAAAATCCTCAGTTGCCTTTATTTGACCTTCAGTGGCACCTGTCGCGGTTCTTAAAGCACTTGCCAATCTAAGTTGTGCTGCCTCATCCTCTATTGCAGCCTTGACCCCATCAATGGCTAATTTGGTGCCATAGGCGACGGCAGCAGCTGTGGCAACTGCAAATGCAGCGGCAGCCTTTTTTCCAAATTCACCAATTTTGCTTGAATTGGTTTCAACAGCATTATCTGCTTCGCCAAGTTTCTTTTTAAGATCATCGACATCGGCAAGGATCGAGAGTTTGAGCGTGCGATTACCAGTTGCCATTAGACCCATTCCTTAATAATGCGATCAAAACTTTGTTCCCATTTGTTAATCAATTCAGGCTGAATTCTGCGAAGGGTTGGATAAATAAACCATCCGCGAGATCCACGACCCTGCCGTCCCGAATAACTAGGAAACTGTTTGAATTTGTTTGAACCAAACTCAACGCCACCCCATAGGGTTTGTGTAGTAGCACCACCTGAAAACTTTTGTCTTGCGAAGCCATAACGGAATTCGCCGATCTTACTTGATTTAGAGATGCTAACGCCGTCTGCGACTCTTTCCGCAACTTTGCCAGCCTTTGTTCTAGTTCTAGCTGCTTGTTTAATTTCCTCTGATGCAAAATACGCCAAAGCAGCAGACTGCGCTCTTGCTTCCTCAGTAGCCTGTTCATCCATAAGTTTGAATGCTTTGTAAATATCGCGGAGATCGGATTTGTTATATGCAATGGTTTCATTTGCCATACCTCGCCTCCAATACTTCTATCGCTGTTAAAATATCGTCTGAATCAACCCATTCGCTCATTGGTATTTGAGTAGCAATTGCTAACTCAACCAATAATCTGCTTAGGCTTCCTGCTGGGTGGCTTTTGGGTCTGCATCACCGACAATTACATCGCTGACTGTTTCCATCCAAGCCTCAAATGGTTTAACTGGTTTTCCAGCAGCTTCGCGCTTATGAGCGTTGTATGCTAAAAACATCAAATCCCACATGCCAAGTTTTTCTTTTGCTTGGGTTATGGTGTTGCCAGTTGATTTTTCCCACTTAGCCCACTCAGGCGGTTGGGCAATATATGTTGCTTGCTCGCCTGAGTTATATTCAATTGTGATTGGTAACTTCATTGTTTGCTCCCGTTTCTATTTTTTAGGTAAATGTTTCGGTAACTGTTCCGTTTGTAACTGTAAAATTAAAGGAAACAGTTTGTGCATCAATTCCTGATCCACCAGCAGTTGGAAACTCAGGCTTTACTGGGAACACAAATTGCGCTCCAGTTGCAGCTGTAAGTGTAATTGAAATGTCTGTGTCTGGTGCGCTTTCGGCAGCAGCCCATAAAGCCTCACAAACAGAACTTGTCTTACCCCAATCAGCCAACATATCCAATTGGAATGTTCCTGTGGTTCTTACTGTTTTGTAAGCTGTGCCGTCAAGAGTTTCGTATTCCTGACGCTCATTAACTTTTGTTAATACTGCATTGGTTGCTTGTGCTTCGATGTCTGTTCCACCTGTGAAAGACAACGAAATATCGCGACCGGTGATTACTGTGGTTGCCATTATTTCTCCTTAGACTGTGCGTGTGTAGTAGGTAGATACTCGAACATCTGCGATAAGCAAAGTCGATGCTCCGACTGTTGTAACTGTTGGTCTTTCGACCGAGCTGACAATATATCCTGCTGGAATTACTGCCAGAACGCTTATGATCAATTGCTCGATATTGTCGAGTGATGCAGGATTGCTGTTATATGCAACTGCAACTGAAATAGTAAAATTAACTTTTGCTCTGATATTGCTTTTATTTATTGTTTCAAATTCTAAGTATGGGCTATCTGGAACAACAACCACAGCTGGTGGTATAACTGTTTCAGGCACAAACGCATAAACATTTCCTGCAACGCTAGATAACGCAGTTGCTAAAGGTGTGCGAACTTGTTCAAGAATTGTTTGATTAGCCATTTATTGACACATGCTTTCAGGATCCATGTATGAACCAAGCAATCCAACGCATTTGTTAAATAATGATCGACCCATTCTAAATGGTGTTGAAGTAAAATCTACTCCTTCGATTTGTCCTCCGCCTGCAAGTCTTGCTTGGAATACTTCGACTGAAACTGTATAGACGGCTGATTGAACAGCTGCATTTCCAACATAAGTTGATCCGCCAGATAGGGCAGCAACTCCGGATGGGATGACATTAGCCTCGAGTAGATTGGCATTAGTGATCGATTGTGAAAAGGTATATTGTCCAAGATTATCTGCCAACACAGCTCTTGTTCCGTTGTAAGGTGTTCCGCATCCTGTGATGACAACTGATTGTCCTTCGGTGAATTCATGTATCCCTAGTGTAGTGAAAGTGGCGACATTACTTGTCAGCTCGACTTTTTGAATTGGGCTTTTGAATGTAACTAGCATTGGCAGTATAACTGTTTCTGCGGTGTCAATAATTTGGTTCAAATAAGTATCGTCATATAAGGCAGATGACACGCCAAGCACAGATCGCAACTGTGAAGCCGTAATTATGGTTGGCATGTCATCCCCTTTAGTTCTCCCTAGAGCAACTGCCTGAGATCGGGAGCAACCTCAGGCATGGATTTACTTAGTTATTAGGTAAGGTTAAAGCGACGAACTCCACCAGCAACAACTGTCTTAACAGCCATGTAGCCGTAAAGCATTGTTTCGATTTCGCCAGTTGTAACAACATTTGTTGAAAGTTGTAGAACTGGGCTTTCGTAAATTGCAACAGCTGATGGAACAACAATAAATGCGCTCTCATCAATTGAAGTTGAAACTGCTTTGTTTGAAACATATAGGTCAAGACCCATTACATTTCCGCGTAGTGATTGTGGTGTAACTGCGCCAGCAGCATTTACTGGATTAACAGCAGAAAATACTGGACGCTTACTTGAATCTTGCGCTCCGATTAACAGACCCCATTGTGAAGTTCCAGCAATGTAGCGTGTTGCTAACTCACCAGTTGCAAGATATGCAGCAGGTGTTTCAGTCTTTACGAATGCAACAATTCCGTCAAGATCAGCAGAAGTTGCAGTTCCTTGTGTTCCGCCAGCAGTTAATTCTGCAATTACAGCAGCCTCAGTTGCTTGAGCATAAACACGACGCATGTTTTCCAACATAACCTGATAAAAACTTGGATCCGCTCTGTCAAGAATTTCAACAGAGTAGCGTTGCAAACCCTTGTAGGCTTTTACAGTTGCATCAACATAAGATGAAACAATTCCTGTTTCTGATGGGCTTCCACCTTCGGCTGTTTCTGCAACAGATCCGGAAGTTGTAATTTTAGGAATTGAAACAGTCATGCCTGCGTTTGGCAGTCTGCGTGTTCCAATAGCATCAATTGCGCCGCGAGATCCAATTTGAGTATCAACTACCTGAGTTACATATTGGATTGGCTTGAATGCTGGGTTAGTTGTGAAACTGTCATCAGCAGCAGTAACCATTTTGGCATCTTGATCTTTTGCATGTGCAACCCACTCTGCGCTATCACGATTTCCAAGTGATGCTTTGATTGAGTGCTCTAAGAAACGAGCCTGTGTGTTAATTGGTGAGCGTGGCTTTGTATAAGCAACTGGTTGATTTGCTTGAATTGCCACAGGCTCAGACTTGGTTGCTTCTACCGCTTCGGTCGCGATAGGAGCTGTTTGTGTATCTGACACAATGTCCTCCTGTGTTTTTGTTTGCTCCTCAGCGGTTGCTTCGGAATTCTCTGGTGTTTCACTAGCTGCAATATCTGTAACTCTTGCGCTATTAATTGCTGGTTCAGCAACTAGGCTGACTTCCATTAATCTTGACGCTTTAACTTTCATTACACCTTTGCTTGCATCAAAATTATCTACAACCACGCCAACGCTAAATCCATCGCGTAATCCTTCGGCTGCCTCAAGCAAACTATCATCGCCAGCAATTGTTCCAGCAATCTTAAATGTTGCCTCAATGCCTTTATCGTCAGCTACAATGTCAATTAGTTTGCCAATTGGTCGAGTGCGGTCATGCTCAAGTAATAATTTAACAGGCTTAGAAAAGTCAATGCTACCTTTTTCAAAAACTGTTGCGCCAGCACTCGTCATGCCTTTTTCATTCCATGACACAATTGTTCCTGAAATTGTGCGCTTGCGACTATCGGCTGCGGTTAGTGTTATTGGGAAATTGATCTGTAATGTTTTACTCATCGGATCAAGTCCTCCTCCTCTTGTATTTGCTCAACGCTCATTGCGCCAATGCGGTTTAGGATTTCATAAACTTGCGCACGCTCTAATGCAGATCCACGCAAGAAATCGTCAATGTCGAATCTGACTTCAACACCATTTGGCACAAAATCAGCCATTGAAAGTCTTTGTTCAATTGCGGTCAATACTGGTCGCAATGAGAAATCAATTAATGCTTTTCTTTCAGCTGTCATGTTTGAATAAGTCATTGATGTAGTTTCAGCAGATACAAAACTTGCCGGAATACCAACGGCTCGTGAGCATTCCAAGGCGAGGTATTGACGAGCCTCATTGAGTTGAAGTTTGGCAGGATCAAAACCTAATGCTTGCAATTCAACATCAGCATTTAAGAATGCAGTTGATCTAGTTGCTCTACTTGCTTTCCAACTTTCAAGTAATCTTGTAATTCGCTCTGGTGTTAAATTTGTGCCATTTGATTTAAGAACCATTGTTGGAACTGGCTCTTTGGCATACATCTCAGCTGCTTTTTCTAATTCTTGTGCTGCTCTAATTGTGCGACCTGCGCGATTAAGCACACCTTCATCTAAACCATTAAATACAACTAAACTGCCAACACCACTTAAAGGTAACTCCTCACCATCAATTCTGTAAAACAAAATTTCTGTTTGATTGTAATTTAATTGGTAAGTAATTCGATCTGGGGAAATTCTTGTCCATGCTCTTACTCTTGCGCCATCGCTGTCTGAATAACTATCTAAAACCTGACCATAAGCAAATCCTGTAAATAATAAATCCTCAGCGATCCAAGCGTATGTTGCACTTCCGGGAATGCGTGGATCAGGTTGCATTAAAACTCTTGTTGGTCGTATGTGTTCTTTTGTAAAATGATTATAAGTTTCGATAGGCAACGAGCCGACTGTTGAGCAGATTATGTTCCTTGCCCTTGCACACGCTGGCACAGACATCGCTTGCTCACGCGTTGCAGATTGTGTTCCAAAGAATATGCCGCCAACGGCAGCTTGTAAATTGTAAGGCGCATAAGATGCAGCCACATCAGTTGTTGCTGTAATTACTGGCTTTGTGTTAAAACGATCAAATAATCCCATTAGCACATAATATACCATAAATCCAAATTATCCGACTTGTATATCAATTTCCGTTTCTTGTTGTGTCGCAAAATAAGTTGCTAACGCCGAAGCGACAGCTGCACAAACTGCCACTCTACTAGCACGCCTTCCGATGATCCATGACCCATCCCCATAGGGCAGTTTTGCAGCGGAAAGTGTTTGTTGGGTAAGTTCGTCTTGCCCACCATGCTGTAATCGATGAGAATTGATTGCGCCCAGCCATCGATCACAACTTTCAGCGTAAATCGCCCCATCCATGTTTGTGCAGGAAAATCCAGCAGGGATTAGCCGACTTGCGACAGCTTGTGCGGTCCTTGCTGAATAAGCGATTGTCTGAACATTATATTTTCTAACATAAGGAGCAATATCATTTGCCACCGCTAAATCATTTATTGAAAAGTCATTTGACCAAGTATGCAATAAAACTAAATTGAATTTCTCGCCCGGAAGTTTTTGTGTTGCAGTAAGTGCAGCAAATTTTCTATCTGGACTTAAATCTAACCCAAACCAAGTTTCTTTTTCAGGATCTAAAGGTATTGGCTCGGTCTGACACAATCCCCATTTTTGAGCATCAATAGCTGAATTTATTGTATCAACCCATTGTGCCAATACTTCTGTGCGGACTATGTCAGGGGGGTCGTTGATGACCGCTTTCAAGTTATCAGGGTGAATTGTTATTCCTAATGACGGATTGGCTTGAGCGAATGCAGGCCAGTTCATTTCTCCTGACGGAAGGAGAATTGGCGCATCGGGTTCGGCACTCCACTCAAACCAACCAATCGGATCGTTAGTTGTAGCTGAAACTAACGCCCTCTCACGCAATTTGTTTAGGATTACTGAGTGTTGATCTCCAGCTGATGAATAAATCCAAACCTGCGGATTTTTAGCGGCCATCATGGAATAGCGCATTGATGACCAAGCGTCCTCATCTTTGTATTCTCTCAATTCGTCTAAGTGAATTGTTTCGGGTTTTGATAAACCTCTCGCAGCATTATTGGCAGCCTTTACAACAAATCGTCTATTACCAAATAATTCTATTTCTTCCGCGCCATGTTGCCACCGGATTTTCTTTACTTCCTTTTCCAACTTAGGATTTGTTTCAATAAGTGCAACAATTTGTCGAAATGTTTCTAGGGAAGTTGTAAGTCGGTGAGCTGATGCAAGCTGTAAGCCTTCGCCCCACACGAACATTCCTGTCAGAATTCTGAGCATCATCAAAGTTGATTTACCTTGCTGTCGTGCCATGATCAATCCAAGTTCGGAATGCGCCCACCGACCATCGGCTCTGACTTTGTGTCCATGAATGCAGACAAACTTTTGCCATTCCATAAGGTTGATGCCTAGTTCGGTAGCAAAGTCGATTATTTCTTGACCTTTTGAAGGTAAATCATTAAGTTTTGAGTGAATACGCGGTGTTTGCACACCTCCTAATCCCGAATAAGCCTGATCGCTTAGGATCTCTCCAGTTTTAAGGTCAATCAAGCTGATCCAGTCTGATCGTGTCCGATTGAGGTGTTTTGTGGGTTAGAAAAGG